GAAACACCTAACGCTCTAAGCTCGTCACGCACTGCTTCATCAGCAGACTTTCGTGCCTCCATAGCAGATTTTAATCCTGCCATTCTCTTTTCACGATAAGCTTTTTTCATATCTCTGAGTTGTGTATCCAACTCGTCAATTTCTTTTGCCATATCTTCAAGACTAATATCACTTCCCATTTTTACCTCCGTTTTTTTGAAAGCTTTTTCTGCTTCTCTCCTCGCTGAAGTCATGTCGCCTCCCCAAGTTGCGATAATACGCAGCGTTAAAGCCACGATCCCATTCTTTAGAAGCTACACTTCCGAGGTGGAATGGGTTACCTCTCAGCATCTTTGTTCCCTCAGAGAGCTTACCTCTTACAAAGGTGCTGTATCCTTGTTCGTATGGCTTCATGTAATATCCACTATTTCACATGAGTCGCCAGAACACGCAAATGTTTGAGAGGATTGTGTGTTATCCTCCTTCTCATAACTCTGGAATTTATCCCAATCTATATGTCCGAACTTACTGCTAAAATCATTGTATACGGCTTCTGTACACTCTTGATAGGGTGCTTGTTGATAAGTATGATCTGAGTGTGGTAAAAAAGACACACCTGACATTTCGTCAAAGTGTTTGTACACAAATGCACCAACCTCCATCCACTCATCATCTCGCACAGAAATAGTCACAGACGGCTTGTGTTCACACCAGTGTCGCTGATATGTGAGCCACGTTTGTAGCTGCTCTATGGCTGTCATATCGTCCCTCATGACCGACTTTCTAGGTGACTTCATAGGAAAGCTAAACACCGTGTTGGTATCAGGCTTCATCACATCAGGTTCACTTGGTATGCCACTATCCTTCATGAAGTTAGTAAGAGGATCTTTATTATCACCCCTAACGGTACGGATATAATAACTACTATGACGAGGGTGGATACCACTGCTTGAGTCAACAAGCTGTGATACTGTCCCACTTGGTTTGACACAGGTGATGGCTGTGCTCTCTGGGATTCTAAAGATTGCTGCCCACTCCTTGTTCGTTTCAACAGCAATCTGCCGTAGTGCTTCAAGCGTCTTATCAAGTCCATGTTTCTTTCCACTGGTTAATTCGTTATCCATTATACCAGTAAGGCTAACACCTAGTAGTCTCTCCTCCTCTGTGTTATCTTTCCATACCTTACGTAGATAAGGGAACTTAGTCAAGGTAGACTGTGCTGTACCAAGTATAGTCGCAAGCATTACCTTTCTTTTTAAATCATCAAATTTATCTGTATCTCGTATCACAACTTCTGTTAAATTACAGAACTGATAAGGTCTAAGTATTATTTCGCTGCAAGGATTAGTACCAAACTCATAGTCAGCATTTCTTCTGCCAAACTTCTTTGCCTGTTCTTTTGCAGATATTCTATTAAATATACCACGCTCTCCTGATTTAGACTCTACAAGAGATGTCCATTCTCTCAGGAATGTTTCTCCATCAGGCTTGTCTGTGTAACACACTGAGTTATTAGCGAGTGCCATCTGTGGTGCTGTTTCCCACCATTGTCCAGACTTAGCGTGTCGCATACGTCCATCAGATAGGTTAGACAAACTTATCATGGCAGACCTACGTACCCCACCAGACACAACAACCTCTCCAACCTTACACATTAGATTGTGGCAGTCATAACTGGATAGCTTACGTCCTGCATTATCTTTAAATAAAGCTACAGTAAATCTAAATAAATCTACTAACGGTGCAGGTCCACTGGCTCTACCACCAAATATCTTTAGTCTAGAACCTGCAGGTCTTATAGCAGACGTATCCCATGTTGGAACTTCTCCCATGTATAGATGTCCTATCAGCTTACGTAGTGACTTTGCCCATCCCTCTTTGCTATCTTGTACCTTTATAACAGTATCGACATCTTCCATTTGCTCAGGTATATCTGGTAGTTTGCTTACGTACTGTCGTTCCACAGAGAAACCAACACCTGTACCACACAATAGTATATACATAGCCTCGTCAAAAGACTTTGGATCATCAACAGGCAGATAGCTACAGTTGTATCCTGCAGTGTTGTCTCTCTCAAGGGCAAGACCTGCTGTCATCAATGCTCTCATAGACGGCATAACTTCTAATTTAGTTATGGCATCCTTTAGTTGTGGTATAGGCAGATGTCCTTTAACCTTTACAGACATAAAGTCCACGTATCTGTTAACAGTTTCTTCCCATGTCTCTCTTCTTTTTTCATTTGGTAGCCATCTAGCATACCTAGAAATGGCTATAAATTTTTGGTAATCATTCATATTTTTGCTACCTTTATATTGTTTATTTCTATATCGTCCATATCGTAGAGAAGATCTTTTACTATATCAGATATTACCTTCTCTCCCTCGCTCTTCATACTTGCAGCGTCACAAGTTACAGGTAAAAGATTGGACTCATCATCAATCTCCACCTCTGCTAATATCTTAAACTTCATTTTTCTCCTCTTTCTCTAGCCATTGTATCATCTTATCTAAATAAAATCTAGCTTTATATAGTTGCTCTAGAGGTATACCCTTCTTGTCCCATCGCCAAACATATTTAAACACATTGCCCCACCAGTTACCTACGATAGGAGCAACAACAGATCCTTCCATCATAGCTTCCATAGCGTCTATACACTCTATACGTCCTGTTGTATAGTGTGGAGGACTGTTAACTGTGTCTACTTCCATTTGTTTAGTACACCTAGTTGTATCTTCTTTTTCTTTTCTGTCAACCATTTTTTAGGTATCTCCTTGTCTGTCCACTTAAAACCATATTTGTCACACCAATCACAATAACGTGTATTAGAGTTTTTGTGTATCTTGTTGTAAGCATTTTGAAATAAGAACCTGATATCTAAATCAGGATACTGTTCTTGCACTAACAAATGTTTCACTCTATCAGTTGGCTTAAACCACCCTTTTGCCTCGACAATAATACCATTGTTAAGAATAAAGTCAGGTTTATACACTCGAAACATTTGCACTGCGTACTTGATTGATAGTTTTTCATATCTAATCCTCTGATTGTTAGAACGTAATACCTTAGCTACGTCCTGTTCAAACTTACTCCTGTACTGTGTCTTGGGCATCAGCAAGGTACACATAGTTAATAAGAGGAGGAGTTGCAGATCTAGACACCATTGATGGTAGAACTTTTAGATCATCCCAACATTTCTCTCTATAAGAACAGAGGCTGCACTCTATACCTAACTTTAAGTTTCCACTAGGTTTGCCGTAGTATGTTTCTTCTACAGGCTCATAGCATCTCTCAAACGGTTCATTATTATTTATGTAGTCAATAGTTTCTTTTATCTTCTTTAACTCACTGTCTACATCTACACCGTGAGCACTAACGTATTTAAAGTTGCCATTCGCTTTGTTAACTACCCACCATCCACCAACAGGAACACCTTTTGCCTTTGCATAACCCACAAGCTGTGACACATAACCAAAGCTGTCCTTGCCTTGTAGTGTCTCAAAGTCTTTAAACTTATTTTCGTAAGACCAAGGTGAAGAAGATTTAACATCATCTACCTTGCCGTTTATAACAAGGTCATACGTCCCATCTATCTTATCATCCTCTATCTGTAATGTAACTTGCTCACTGTCACCAAACTTTACGTCAGACGCTCTGAGTAGTCCTTTGAATACTGCCTCTACTATATCTCCTAATATCATATTAATTATGAAGAAAGGAGACTCTGCTATTTTGTTCTCAGGTTCATTTTTATCAAACCAAAGCTGACACTTCTTACGTCCAATGTTAGACATACGCAGCTTAAAGTCTTTTTTACCACGACCTGAGAACTGGCGACCCAGTGCATCTTTTACATCTTTGGCTACACGATTGATAGTAGCTTTGTTCATACTAGCTTTACCTAACATGACTTTCTGTAAAAAAGAATGTATCGCCAATTCTGCAGGATGGTTCATATCTACTCCTCTATCTCAACAACATTAGAAGCTATATCGTTTTCCTGATCAGACAACTCTTCAGGTCTACGGTGCTCCTCCCACTTACTCAACGTGATAGAGTTCATAGATTCTATCCACTCGACAAAGTTGTTTAGTATCTCCTGATCATCTGTGGTGATCTCTACTAACTCTCCTAGATATGGCTTTATTACAGCGTATGTAGCTCCACTAGGAATACTCTTTACTTCAGACGATAGGTGTACATTAAACTGTATAGGCAGCTTACCCTTTCTTTGTATCTGAGAAAACAAGTCAGTCATAGCCTTAAAACTGTCACGGTTTTTTATTCTCATTAAGAATGGGAACTCCTTTACATCCACAGGTTTACCATTGGCATCCTTTGGGTTGTCAAGTGTACACAGACCAAAGATGATTTTGAACCTATCCGTATTCCTCATCAGGTCTTGTGTCTCTTGTGGCAACGAACTAAAATCCTTAACATAACCAGACGGTCTACCACAGTTGAACCCACCGTAGTTGTCCTTCAAGTCGCCTGTCAATGCTGTTGCCATGACAGTGCGTAACATTCTACCCTCTCCACCATCAGGCTTCTGATAGAACTTGTCATATCGTTGAAACTGAAACCGTTGCATGAAAGGACGGATAGTCACTTTGTCACTGTAATAAACAGATTCATCAGGAAACACTACTGAGAAAGCTCCTGCTTTGACAATGGCAACCTCCATCATCTCACCATCAACTTCCTTTGTACCCATTACATTTTGATGAACCTGTTTAATCTCTGCTAGAGCTGAAGTGCTACGAGCAGGTACGTTTGACATACCCATAAGCTCTGCTAAATCAGCTGTAGATTTTCCAATAATCGCTAAATCATTTTGCATATATATTTTCTCCTAAATAAGAAACTGCATTATATCATTGAACATCTCTTACGTCAAGCCAATTATCACCTATTTTTGATTCTAATAGCATTGGTACATTTACATCTATATCGTAATGACTTTCTATTATAAGCTTTAGGTTCTTGTTAACTTGTCGTATTATGTTCAGCACCTTGTCAACTTCTGCAGGATGTACGTCTAAAACTACAGAGTCATGTACGCTGTTTACTAACATACTCTTTAATCCGTCTATCTCTAGCAGCTTTTCTATCTCCAACAGCACGATAGGAACTATATCACCTGTAGCAAATCCTTGCACTGGATAGTTCTTTATCATAGTAAAGTGTGTTGGAGCACCACTAGCTCGTCTTTCCACATCAGGAAAAGCGTACTGTCTGCCTGATGGGATCTTCACTCTTCTTAAATTTATAGCCTCGTCACCTAACTTTTTGTGCCACTTGGCTATACCTTTGTACTTGTCCATGAAGTGTC